TAAAGTCTTGTTTCTTTCTTTCCATTCTTTGAATTGTTCTATAAGACCAGGTAAAGCAGTAATTAATTGACCTATTAAAATAGTTGCACCAAACTGTATTACTTTATCAAAGAATCCCATTACACTTTTAGCTGCCTTTTTCACAGTGTCACCCGCTTTTTGTAAAGGTGATCTTTTTGCTGTTAATTTTTCTTCTTTCTCTTTTACCTTTTGTTGTTGTATTTGTTTTTCAAGAAGAGATTTTTTTTCTGCACTAATTTCCCCCAACGTCTTATTCGCATCAACAAGAGCACTACGAAGATTAGTAACGTTTATTTTTAATTTTTTAACTTTTTCTTGCTGCATATCAAATCTTTATTTTGTATTTCTTCTTGATGTCATTCATATATGGATTTAAAGGGTTCACTGAATTTATATCTTTCATAATATTAGTGATACCAACAGACATTGGAGGTTGCTCTGGAGGAGTATCCTTTTCAGTTCCTAAATCCATCTGAATTATTTCGGCATTACCTTCTTCGGATGGAGTTATATCTTTAACTATTTGTTCTGTACGATGGTTTGGTATTATTGTTCCAGCAGTATTAGGTCTGAATATTTCCTGACCATTTTCACCAATAAGATAAGACTTACCTTTTGAAACAGATCCTCCAGTCTTTCTTGTCTCCATATTCTTGGCATCATTAATATCTTTTGCAACTAATCCAGCATCAAGTCCGACAGAAATTGCAGTTCCAACACCAGGTATCATAGACGCTGCACCAGATCCTAGTTCTAGTAATGCACCACCCCAGTCACCTTTTCTCATTCTATCAATTGCAAATACAGCACCCAATCCAAGACCCACAAATGGTATTTTCTTGAGAAGTGATTTAGCACCTGCCTTACCTGCTGTTTTTGCTATGGTCTTGGCAGCGATCTTCTTACCAGTTTTTGCTACTATTTTTTTACCAATATTTTTGGAAGTCGTACCTGTTATTTTCGCTGCTATCTTTCCTGCATTTTTACCACCAACAGCAATACTTAATCTTGTTATTGCCTTACCAAGTTTCGGTCCGTATTTGAATATTGATTTTGCCAGTCTAAAGGCATTTCGGATTACTTTGATTACACTACGAATCGCCTTGACAATCTTCATTATCTTTCGGATCGCCATTGCTACACCAACAAGAACAACACCACCAACTATCCATTTGAAATTATTAACTACCCATTCAAATATTCTTGATAATTTTTTACGATTTGCTTCGTCTGACAACCAACTAAAAGCACCAGTTACTAACTGTCCAGCAAATATTGTAAGTAAAAACTCTTTTATTTTATCAAAGATTCCAACTGCTGGTGCAAGTAGTTTTTTAGTTGTTTCTTTGATGCCAGAAAATAAACTCTTTCTTTTACCTTCTAATTTTTTCTCTTCATCTTTACGTTCACCTTTTTCTAGTTTTGCTCGAAGATTTTCATTTTCTTCCTTACCTGCTGCAATTCTAGATCGATAATCATTCGCTAATATAGTTCCAATATCATATATTGCAGCATTAGTTTCATCAACATCAGTTCCTGATCCAGCTCCAATCTTTAATTTTACTATATTTAATTCATTTGTTTCGATTCTCTTCTTAAGAGCTCCTATAGTTTTAAATATATTTTTAAATCTCTTTTGTTCTTCTTTTAAATCAATCTCTGCTTTAACTTGTCCAAATGACTTTGCATCGATTCTTCTTTTTCTTCTCTTTATACCTTCTGGTGGTATAATAGTTCCACCTCTACCTGAAGGTCTTGGAATAAATCTACTACCACTTTTTCCCATGATAGAACTACTACCATTACCACTAGGAAAAATGGACTTAAGGTTAGTTACATTAAGTTTTAGATTAGTAGTTTCCACTCTGTTGTGCCTTTAGGTTTTCCTCTTCGATATACTGCTGTAATAACGAAACATAAATCTCACGCTCCCACGGAATCATATTTTCAATCTCCGTTAAAGAGTATTTATGATGCTGAATCAAGGCAAAATTAATTTTATAGTATGACTCTAGATTCGTATGAGACATACCTAGCTGAAAAAAGCAGCTAGTCCCTCCAATACGACATCAGATTCAACTTTGGTGTGTGGGTTTGTAACCTTCACTGTATGTGAAAGTTTAGGCATGGTTCTAAAAAACTCTTCAACATCTTTAAATTGTTTAGTATTTAATGACTCAACAAATTCAGATAACTCTTCTTTTGTAGAATCTTTAGAACTCCAACTCTCCTCTGCATTATATATCATGTCAATACAAGAAGTTATCATCTCCATAGTTGTTGATATATCAGAACTCGCTGTATCTTCTGATGTTTCAAAGTTATTTTCAATAAACTGATTAATTGATGGATATTTCATCTTCATTGAAAGTTGATCATCAAGTTTGACTATATTCTTGTGTGATTTATCTTTCTGTATTTTAATTGTGTCAATATCAATCATGGCAGTGACTTGAGTTTTCTCATCGTCAGGGCATAATAAATTAACTTCAATAGTCTCTCCAACTGACTTACCACGCACGTTAAGAAACAGATATTCCATATCAAAGGTTGACAAATTACTTAACTTGACTCCTCTTGTAAGAATACAGGCATCTAATATTTCTACAATCGCATCTGTAATTTGTTTCATATCTTCCGATTCAAGTGCCATGATCAGAATTTTCTCTTCTCTTACAAGAAATGGGCGATACTTTATTTTTTTACCAGTTGAAGGTAATACCAACTCATAAGTTGGCGTATTAATTTTAGGTAAAGGCATAATGTCTGATACAATTCAGTTTAGTTATTTATACGGCCTACGTCCATGATATATCTGTCATAATTAAAACTAACAGTAACTTTGAGGACTTCAGCAGAACCATAGGAAACTGGAATAGAGGTTATCGATTTTGGAAATGCATTGATAAATTGATAATCTAATCTCCTTCTATAGTTCTTTTCAAATTTAGTTATATACATTGTATCACATTTATATGAATCTGGATACTGCACTCTTCGATAAAATCCTTTTTCATTCTCACCTACACTTGCACCACTGGAGATATAATCCATCCAACCTTCAAATATTCTCAAGTTAGTGTAGTTTTCATCAATATAAAACGTAAAATCAATATCAGTATAGATTCTTGTATGTGCAAATTCCTGTGGAACTCCCATAAAATCTCCCTTCACCTCTCCTGTGGTAAAAGCAGATGCTGGTAATGACGCTTCGCTGCATAATATACCACTTTTCCTTGATATGAAATCTCTTACGTTACCGATTCCCATGAACGTAAGATGATTTGTAACTGATGGTTTAAGTGAAGAGAAACTAACTTGATAATAATTTGACTGTGCAAGAGGTGTAAGTGCCTCTTTTGCACCAAACATGTTTATGTTTCTAACTATAGGTTTTGCCACTCTAAATACCTATTAAGACTTTCTATATTATTTCTATTTATGTCATATAAAGGTAAGTTTAGACCGACCTTCATTAAAAAGTACAAAGGAGACCCCACAAACATCATTTATAGGTCATTGTGGGAGAAGAAATTTATGGTCTACTGTGATAAGAATACGAATGTATTAGAGTGGGGAAGTGAAGAAATTGCACTACCATACCGTTCTCCTGTTGATAATAAGATTCATAGATACTTTCCAGATTTCTACATTAAAGTTAGAGAATCAAATGGTCAGATCAAAAAATACTTGATTGAAGTGAAACCATTTAAACAAACAGTTGAACCTCAAGTTAAAAAGAGAAAAACAAAAGGATATATCTATGAAGTTTATGAATATGCTCGCAACCAAGCAAAATGGAAGGCAGCAAGAGAATTTTGTAAAGACAGATTATGGGAGTTTAAAGTCTTGACAGAAAACGAACTTGGAATCAAATGAGTCGAATAAGTCCAGTATTAAATGAATTAATAGGTATTGAAGATCCTGATACATTGATGGTTGAAATTCTTGATGTATTAAGTGAAACAGAAGCAACTCCAAGTGTTGGTAACTACTACACTTTTGTATATCAACCAAAAACATCCAGTGTTCGTTATGATGCACACCCATTTGTTGCTGTTACAAATATATTCTCATGGGGTTTCAGTGGAATCAATTTTCATTGGGGTCAAACACGACAATATACCTTTCAAGAAGTAGTAGGAAGTCTACATAAAGTATATCCAAATGAGATAAGAGATTTACAAACTCTACCTTTTGGAAAAATACGTATAAATAGTTAAAAAATTTATAAATGTCAACATATAAAGTTGGAGATATAACGTATGATTCTGCTACGGGCAGACCGATAACTTCTGATGGAAAATTTTTATTGGATGCTGAAAAGCAACAGGAAGATATAAGAAATAACCGAGTAAGACCTAA